CAAAACCTTTCTTCTATCGACGGGTTGCGTTGTTACGACCTCGTCCCAGACGTAATCGTCCCGCCGTGTGTGGTTGTTGGCCAGCTCGATTTCACTTTCGACTTGAACAACGCCCGCGGTCTAGACCAAGCCAATCTTGATGTGTTCGTCATCGTCCAGCGCTTTTCCGAGCGTACAGGGCAGGACAAGCTAGACACGTATCTAGCGGGTTCTGGTGATAACTCAATCAAGGCGGCTATTGAATCAGACCGCACTCTTGGTGGTGCTTGCAACACGTTGCGAGTCACATCAGCTGAGTCTGGCACTTATCAAATGGGCGACATCGACTACCTTTCTTATCGCTACCGACTAACCGTATGGGGTCAAGGAGACTAACATGCAATACACAATCACCTCGGACACCTTTACGGTGCCCAACAAGAAAAAAGGCGACCAAATCGCCGAAAAAGAATTGCTAGAAGCTGGACTCAATATCGCTGCGCTTGTCAGTGGTGGGCACCTATCGAGCAATAGCCCCGTCAAAACACAAGCAGAAGGAGCCGAATAATGGCCCGTTTAGTCCTAACAAATGCGTTTGTCACAATCAACGCAGTCAATCTTTCAGACCACATCACCTCAGTCACGCTGACAACAACAGACGACGTCATCGAGACAACAGCTTTTGGCTCAACTGCACGCACACGCGTCGGCGGCCTTGGCGACAACTCAGTTGCAATCGAGTTCCAACAGGACTACGCGGCTTCTTCAGTTGAAGCAACAATCAACGGCACAAGCTCTCTCGTCGGCACAGTCACTGCAGTAGTAGTCAAGCCAAACGGTTCAACAACAGCTGCAGACAACCCTGCGTACTCTTTCAATGCGCTTGTGGCCGAGTGGACTCCGCTTGTAGGAGCCGTCGGTGAACTTGCGACTGCTAGTGTTACATGGCCAATCTCTGGTGAAGTCACAAAGGCGGTCTCATAGTGGCCCGTTTAGTCCTAACCAACGTCACAGTCACTTTCGGTGCTACTGACATTTCAAGCTACGTCACTTCTGTGACTCTTGGCTCGACATTTGATGTCGTCGAAACAACTGCGTTTGGCAACACGGCACGCACTCGCGTTGCTGGCCTTGCCGACAACAGCGTGTCTATTGAGTTCAACCAAGACTACGCAGCTGGTGCTCTGGAGTCTGTCATCTTTCCGACACTCGGCACTGCAGTCTCAGTTACCGTCAAGCCAGTGGCTGGGGCAGTAACAACAGCGAACCCTGCATACAGTTTCAGTGCGTTGGTTTCCGAATGGACTCCGCTCAATGGAGCCGTCGGAGAACTCGCGACCGCATCGGTTACATGGCCGATTAGCGGAGTTATTACAAAAACAACAGCATAACCTAACAAGGGGGAACAAATGGACGGCTTATCGATTAAGGTCAAAACCACCGACGGCGTCGAGGCTTCATACAAACTGACACCTCGCGTCATCGTTGGATTCGAGCAGCAATACGGCAAAGGCATGCCAAAGCTACTTGGTGAAGAACAAAAAATCGAGCACGTTTATTGGCTTGCGTGGAAGTCCATGCAAACAGCTGGAATCGTGGTAAAACCGTGGGGTCCAGATTTTTTAGACACCATTATCTCAGCGGAGCTTGACTCCGACGATTCTTTCGGGTCCACCGAGATAGCCTAACCTACACTGTAGCGGCTATCTCGGTGGAAACTGGCATTTCACCGATTGATTTGCTTGATGCCCCCGAGGGGGTACTCGAAGCTGTAACTGCCTACCTAAAAGAACGGGCGAAAAAGAACAATAGCTGACGACGCAATCATTCTCACGGGGGTTTACGAAACACTCACGGCTCTCAAGGAGTTCGACAAAGACGCAGTCAGAAAGTTCAACAAGGTCATCAACTCCGAGCTTGCTGGCGCTGAACGAGATGCTCGCGCACTTGTATCACAGGCCAGCGGCTACGGACCAAGCGGCACCCCAATGAGTGGCTGGCGTCCAAACGACGCTGCCAGACCGCGCAGGTCAACTCGCGGTGGTGCTGGTTGGCCTGGTTGGAACACTGGCGTCATTCAGGCTGGCATTCGTAAGACTAAAGCCGAAGGCAAAGCCCGCAAAGGTGATTACACAACCTCGTCTGGTGCGCTGCTTAACAAGTCTGCAGCTGGCGCGATTTTTGAAGTCGCAGGCCGCAAGACAAAGGGAACAGCAAACCGCACAGGCTCTGCCCAGTTCTTGCGTACTTTGGGCAACCGCTTTGGCAAGGCTTCACGCCTTGTGTGGCGTGTTGTTGACAAAGACAAAGACAAGATAGAGCGCAACGTGGCCCGCGCACTTGAAGAGGCCAAAGCAACTTTACAGAAGCATCTAAACGGAGAGCGAGTCTAAAATGGCAGTTGGGGCAATAGTCGCTCGCATTCTGACGCAATACTCTGATAAGGGCACAAAAGCGGCAGTCAAAGACATCAGCAAAATGGAGAAAAAGTTCGGCGATTTTGCAAACAAGTCAGCGAAAGCGTTTGGACTCGCGGCTCTCGCAGTCGGTGCGTTTGCAGTCAAGGTCGGATACGACGCAGTCAAGGCCGCTATGGAAGACCAGAAATCTCAGGTCTTGCTTGCAACTTCACTCCGCAACACAGTCGGTGCAACAGACGCTGCAATCGCCGCAACCGAAGTGTTCATCACTGCCATGCAATCAGAGTTCGGCGTCGCAGACGACCAACTTCGTCCGTCGCTGGCCAAACTCGCTGCAGTCACTGGTGATGTTGGCAAGGCTCAGTCTTTGCTTGGTGTTGCGCTTGATATTTCCGCGGCCAAGACTATCGACCTCGAAACTGCGTCTGCACTCGTAGCAAAAGGTTACGGCGGCAACATCGGCGCATTGAAGAAGCTGTTCCCACAAATCTCCGCGGCCACTGTTAAATCAAAAGACTTCGCAACCGCACTTCGCGAGATTTCGGGCGAGACAAAGGGCGCTGCAGCTGCAGCCGCCGCTACTTTTGCAGGACAAGTTAATAGAATCAAACTCGCGTTTGGCGAGGCATCGGAGTCTCTTGGTTACAAGCTGCTCCCGCAGATTCAATCATTCGCGGATATCATCATCAACAAGGCAATCCCAGCCATTCAGAAGTTCGTTGACGAAAACGGCGACAAGATAGCCGCGGGCTTCAAGACTTCAATCGCTTATGGCATCGGTTTTGCCAAGCTCATGTACGACATGTTCTCTTTTGTTGCTCGCAACACAAAAGTCTTTGCAACACTTGGTGCCATCATCGTCGCGGCATTCTTTGGCGGCAAAGTGGCTGGAGCTGTTGCGGCTTTGGTCACTGGCATTCAAGCGATTATCAAGGTAATGAAGGCCCTGCGTACGGTGTCGCTTGCATCAGCTGCAGCCACGGCTCTTGCGACTGGCGGCGTTTCAGCTGCTGCTGGAGCTGCAGCGTTTGGCGTTGCTTTGGTCGGCATGGGCATTGCGGCCAACAAGTTCAATAAGGACTCTGACAAAGCGGCAGATTCGCTTGGCAAGTTCGGCTACAACGCCAAGGGCTTCACGTCAAAGGCCAGCGATTACACCAAGGGCATCGACGGCATGACCACCTCGACCAAGAACCTCACGGACGCACAGAAAGAAGAGGCCGCGGTCCTAAAAGGACTTAACGCTCTTAAGAAGTACGGTCTTTCTAGCAAGGACCTCAAAGCCCAAGACCCAGTCACACTCGAAGCGATTCGCAAGAACCAAGTCAAGCAAGCAAAACTCGGCATTTCAAGTCCGACCATTTCGCTTTTGGCTTCAGCTGGACACGGCAACATTGCAAAGAACACGACAACAAACGGTGGCAATATCACAGTGAACGTCGCGGGTTCAGTCGTCTCAGACGGTGACCTGGTCATGGGCATCAAGAATGGCCTCGAGACTCTATTCCGTCGCCGTGGCGGCAGCGGATTTGCGGTGCTCTAATGCCAGCAAACGCACCAACAGTCACAATCGCATTCGGTATCAACGGCAGCTTTACCAACGTCGGCCCAGACTTGATTTTGCAGGTTGATATCAGACGCGGTCGCATGTACCAGAATGTCTTTATAGACGCTGGCACTGCCATGGTCATCTTAAACAACCAGTCGGGTGCTTTTGACCCAAGCAACACTTCCAGCACTTGGTACAACACTCTTATTGCGGGCATGCAGGTGCGAATCACTGCAAACAGCACCGTCATTTACGCGGGCTACCTTGAAGACAACATGGTCAATCAAGGCATCTACCCGACCGTTTCACTCACTTTTGTGGACGGTCTAGCGACTTTTGGCAAGACAATCGCGCCTTCACTTTCAGCTTCTGCGAACTCCGAGTCTGCAGCTACAAGAGCAGGCCGCGTGTTAGATATCGCACAGTGGCCTGCAGGCTCTCGCAGTCTAACTGGCACCACCACGATGCTTGCCACGGCGCAGGGCATGAGCTGCCTCGACATGCTCGAGCAATGCGCCAACGTTATCGGTGGGCGTTTCTACGTCAGCCGCACGGGTGTGGCTACTTTGGTGCCACTGGCTAACAAGTTCTCACGTCCCACTCAACTTCTCTTTTCTGACCAGGGCGACGCCAACAGCGTCGGCTACGATGGCATCATCACCAACCCTGGCACCGACTACGTTTACAACGAAGCCACGGTATTCCGCGGCCCAGGAGTGAATCAATACTCGGCCACGTACAACGCCAGCGTCGCAACTTACGGCTCAAAGTCTAAGAAGCTTGACGCTCCAGTGTCAAACACGACCAGCGCAGCGAATCTCGCCCTTTATGCTGCTCGCAAAGATGCAGATGCGGTCGTACTGGCTGAGCAGATTGACTTCACGGCTATCGGCATCGGGGCTCTGGCCACAGACTTTTTGGAGACAGAACTGAACGACTTGGTTCAAGTCAAGCGTCTGACCTACGACGGTCGCAACATCACTATCAACAGCGTGGTTGAGGGAATGGCGCATTCGATTACAACAGATAACTGGCGTGTCAGCTACTTCACTTCTGTCGTTGACCCTTACACGATTACTATTTAGGGGATAAGATGCCACTCTGCCCGCAAATCACAATCACGCCAATCACGGTCACGTCAACTGGCATGACTGAGACGTCTGTAACTGCAGCAAACGCTCCAGCGACTACTGAACAGCTTGCGGGGGTTGAAGACCTCGTTGATGGCAAGGCCCAAATCTACTACCAAACAACTGCGCCTGTCGGTGCTGGAGTCAAAGAAAATGACTTGTGGTATGACACGGACGACGGCAACAAGCCGTACGTTTTTAGGTCTGGTGTTTGGGTGTCTGCACAAGACGGCTCAATCGCAACCGCGCAGTCTGCCGCAAACACTGCACTCGCAAACGCCGCGACTGCAAACGCTACGGGCGTAGCAGCTCAAAACACCGCAAACACTGCCCTTGCCAATGCCGCGGTTGCGGACGCTAAGGGTGTGGCAGCGCAAGCAACTGCAAATACTGCCCTTGCGAACGCTGCCACTGCATACACTGCAGCAATCGGTTCCTTACAACCAAGCGCTAACACAATCGTTAATGCCAGCAACCAAATGACGGCAATCAATGGAACTGGAATCACTGTTTATTCGGGTGCATCTGCAACCACAGGCGCACGGGTCGTGCTCAATTCAGCTGGTCTTGCGGGTTTTAACAGCGGCGGCAGTGCCACTTTCTCAATCAGCGCGTCCACTGGTGCTGCAGTCTTTTCGGGCTCTGTCACAGGCTCCACCATTACTGGTGGCACTCTAAATATTGGCGGCAATGCCATCATCGACGCCAGCGGGTACTTAACTGCTACTGGTGCTACCATCACTGGCACTATCACCACCAGCAACATCACGGTCACTGGTGGCACGCTTACCATTGGTTCAACTTTCGCAGTTACAGCAGGCGGTGTTCTCTCTGCAACAGGCGCCACAATCACTGGCACCCTGACATCAAACAATGTCACAATCACTGGCGGCACTCTCACTATCGGCTCAAAGTTCTCAGTCACCAGCCTCGGCGTGCTTACTGCAACCGACGGTGTTTTCACTGGCACAATCACATCAACAAACGCCACCATCACTGGCGGGTCGCTTACAGTTGGCTCAACTTTCTCTGTCACATCGGCTGGCGTGCTAACTGCAACATCAGGAACTGTTGGTGGGTTCACCCTTTCGGCAAGTTCCATATACTCAAGCACAAACTTAGTAATAGAAACATCTGGACAAATTTCAGGTGGCAATTCGTCAACAATCTTCTATGGATTTGCGAACATCGGTGGTGGCGCTGCAACGGGCGAGCGCTTGATTGTTGCTGGTGATTCGAGCTTTAATGGCAAGATTTCTACAATAACCTCAAGTTTCGTCGGGCAAATGAATTATTCAGGTATTGCCACTGGTTCAGGTAGCACAATGGTTGTAGTCACAACAGGTTCACGCGTTGCTTACACAACTTCATCAGAGCGTTTTAAAGAACAAATTGAATACATCAATACAACTGGTTGGCTTGATAAAGTATTGCAGATGCAACCTATTACTTATAAAACAAGTGAAGATTTTACAGTTGAAGGTGAACCGAATGAAGAGCAAATCGGTTTCCTTGCCGAGGACATTTACGACATTGGCGGAGGGCTAGATAAAGCGGTTGTCCTTGACCCGTTGGGTGACCCTTTCTCGCTCTCCTATGACCGCCTCACCGTCTTTTTAACACTTGCAATCAAGGAACTTAAAGCTGAAATAGACCAACTCAAGGGGGCATAAATGGAAACAGAGATAGACATACAGGCAGTGCTAAAGGCGATGCGTGAAACTATTGGGAACCAAGCACAAGAAATTGCAATCCTCAAAGCAACACTTGAGGCATCAACTAACTAAGAACGGGAAACCGCGCAAATGACGCCAACAGAATGGGCACAGCTAGCTGTTGCCGTGATATCAATCGTGACAGCAGTAGCCGTCGGAGTCCGATGGCTTGTGAAGCACTACCTGAACGAGCTCAAGCCAAACGGTGGTTCAAGTCTTAAAGACTCTGTCTCCAGACTCGAGGTTCAAATGGAACTGGTTATTAAGATGCTTACAAAGGACAGCAAGTGAAATCTTTATCTGAAATCGCAACTGGCTATATCGGCTACACAGAGGGCCCGAACAACGACACCGTGTTCGGGAAGTGGTTTGGGCTCAACAACCAACCGTGGTGCGCTATGGCCGCTTCCAAAGTTCTACACGAAGCTGGAGTGCTGGCACAGTACAGCAACAAGGCAAAGGGGCACGCCTCTTGTGACGAGTGGCTCAAGCACCTCACCAAGAACAACCAGCTTGTCCCAATCGGGCAGGCCAAACGCGGAGACCTGGTCTTTTTCCAGTTTGATGCGGACGCACAACCCGACCACGTCGGAATCGTGCAGTACCACAACACGACTTTAAAGTATGTCAACGTTTGGGAAGGTAACACCAGCAGCGGCAAGGCTGGCAGCCAGTCCAACGGTGACGGCTTCTATCTCAAAAAGCGCAAGTACGACACCATCATGGCTGTCGCCAGACCAAAAGGAGCAAAATGAAGTACAATGTCCCACCAGTCGTCAAGACCTACCTGCGAGCAGCTGCAGCAGCAGCCGCCGCGCTTTTCATTGCGGACGCTAACCGCCCGCTAAAGGACTACTTAATCGCTGGCATGGCCGCCGTAGTCGGCCCTATCTTCAAAGCGATTGACCCTTCAGAGAAAGACTTCGGTAAAGGCTCAAAGTAGCCCAACCCGACGAGCGACCCCCGCCCTGGCCACCACCAGCGGCGGGGGTCTTTTCCTATATCCAGAGAATGTGATGAATCTCACACGACTCGCCGCGTATTCGAATATGCTTCTGTATTGACAGCGTATACACGGATGCAATAGACTTATCTCATAAGCCCGAAAGGGACCAACGATCGGAAGGCAAGAAAATGACAAAG